TGTTCTAGATGTTAATGCAACACCTAATACAGATGTAATTGAAGATATAGAAATTGTTGATGGGCCTTCAAGAAATCTCAATTCTCCCGTTCCAATCCCAGACAGATTAACAAGATCTCCATTTTGTAATCCATGAGAAGTAGATCCAACACCAACACCTAATCCATTTTTATAATCAAATGCAATATGATCAATGGTAGTTTGATTATAAGTAACCTCTGTTATTCCAGAACCAACTAAAGTCTTTACTTTTGCACTTGCACCATTACCACCACTACCAGCATTATCAAATACAACTTTATCACCTACTTTATACTCTATACCTGGTGATAATATCTTTACAGAACTTATGCCACTAGTGGCTATTGTTTTAACAGATAATTCAGTATCTTCTATACCACCAGAAACAAAATAATCATAATCAGATGCAAGATATCCTAATTTGTATGGAAGAGTATTTCTTAATATATCCCCACTATTAAGAATTGCCATATTTTGTAATGATAATGGCTTACCATTCATCTCAACTTTCTTATATCGGAAACCATTTAAAATATATGGGAATACTGGTTCTCTAGAACCTATAAATGGAGATTCTGTTCCATCAGCATCAGTAATGGTACAGAAGTATGCATACACACCATCAGGAAATTCTGGAGTCTTACAAAATCTTCCATTATATTCATCCAAATCACCATCCGCAGTATAATCAAAATCTTCAACAAAGAAACCAAGTGGATATTCTGAAGAAACTGACGGTCTGTCCGATTTCGTATTTGCAGTATAACTTGATGTTATTCTACGAATAACTCCTCCAGTAATTGTATCATGTCCATATGGCCCATATATTGGACATCCATCATAAGCCCAACCAACAATAGGAGAATGAACTAATTGTGTATTTTCCTTTAACTGACCATTAATATCTACAAAAAGGTTATCATCTAATTTCAATCTTAACTTTCTAGGTAAGTATGTGGATACAAATTTTAATCCATAATCAGTATTTTGACTTGGTACAATAATACCATCATCATCCTGACTAATAGATTTCCTATATCTGTTAATACTAGTACTTCTCCACTCTTTTAGATCCGCTCTGAAAACAGCGCCAGAACCCTGCTGTTTGACCCTCACAGTGGTCGCAGGTTGATCCTTATAGTATTTACCACCATCGATGATATTTACGCTTGATAACTTACCCTCAGCATCAAGATTAGAAAGAAGTTTTGCATATTTACCTTCTCCCTCAACAATTAATTCTGGAGGAGTAACATATCCTTTTCCTGCAATTTTTACAAACGCACCAGTAATTTGTCCATCAGTTTGGTTAACAGTAATTAATCCATCTTGACCATTAGATATTGTAACTAATGGCCTTCTATGTGCATTAAGTGTTGCATCAGTACCATAACCAACACCAGTACTTGTTAAATGTATATCAGTAATAGATCCATGACATAATGGTCTAATAACAGGTGCAGATGTAGCTGTAAGAGCAACACCAGATAATGTTTCCAATGAAACTGCAATATCTGGATATTTGAAAGTATGTGTACCTACACCAACAGTTTCAAGATCTACATATAATCCCTTATGATAATTCTTAGTTGTTGTAGTAGTTCCAATACCAGCACTACAAACACGGAACTTATCTTCATCTAAAACAAGAACTTGATAATTTTGTGTAGTATGTAAACCACCTACTGCAGTACCAGTATGATTATATTCAACAACATCACCAGAATTAAATCCATGATTTTTAAAGAAGATATAATTATTTGCAGTACTAATACCAGATCTAAGATTATTTCTTTCGTAATATGAAGGTGATGGATCTGCAGTAGAATTTACGAGTATTTTTCTATTTGAATAACCAGATCCTTCAGTCTCAACAATAATTTTATCTAAAACATTTCTGAATGTTGTTGAAGTAAATTTATGACTACCAACAGACTTACTCGAAATAGCAACACTATTAATACCAGCTACTGCATCATCAAATTTAGTAGCAAGACTAATTTGAGTTTCACTAATCTTATTAACATAATAAACAGATTTATCTACAAGACCACCAATAACTGCATCTGTTGTAGATTTTTCATATACAACAGATTCTCCATCAAAGAATAAATGATCATCTGAGAAATTAATTGTTCCTGGTGTACCAGTTGCAGTAATAGCTACATCAATCTTTGCATCAAATAATCTAGAATTTCTTGTTGCCTTCAACCTTGCAGATGCAGTAGCGCCCTGACCATTGCCACCCCGTATGGCAACGTTGGGAACTTGTTTTAGGTCATATCCACCAGAAATAACTTCAATACCCTTAAATGATCCCTCTACTACCGCATATGCAGTTGCACCAGTACCTACATTATCTGTAATATTAATATTAGGTGGTGTAATTACATCATAACCATCTCCACCACTCTCAACATCAATATATTCAATTGGGCCATAATGAATACTATCACCAGATTGATTAGAAATTAGTTCAACTCCATTAATGAGCATTCCAATAGGTTCATTCTTAAGTTCTACTTCAGATTCTTTAGGTTCTGGAGTTACTGGGAATTTTCTTAAGAAATTTTGATATTTTACATTCTTTCCAGTTAAATCAGCAGGAATTAATTCATGTGTAGTAGTAGTGCCAGCACCACTAATAGAAATAAATTTACCTGTAGCTACGTCAGCAACACTTCGAGATAGTTTTATTGTATTATTGTCTACTTTAGTAATTGCATATTTTGATCCTGTTTCTAATCCAACTACAGTGGCTCCTGGAGAAACAAGAGGTGCATATCTAACTAATTCTCCTTGTAAGAAATTATGATTATTAATAGTAATATTATCAGTGAACTCATCAACGTTAGAGGTATATGTATTATGTGCAGATGTAAATTCCTTTCTTCTAGTATCTGAAGCTATCTCATAACTCGGTAAAGATCCAGATGTTACATAAACTGTTTTATTATCTTTAGAAGTATAAGTATTTTGAATATCTGAAGTAAAATCAGATATACCTAAAACATTATTAGAACTCTTTGCATAATTCAAATCTCTTTCAACTTTATAAAGTTTTGTAGGATTCAAAACTCCAGAGCTAATATCAATCTCAAATTCTAGTTCTGTAAGAGATCTTTTAACAATACCTTCAACATTATCTGGATTTTGATCATCATTAGTTACATCAAGTAATGTTACAACATCATCTTCACTTAATAAATGTGGAGATATTGTAGTTACAACATTACTATTTGTATTAACTTTAGATGTATTTGTCTCAATATCTCTAGCAACATCACTCTTTGTCTTAATATTATAAATCCAACTACTTAAATGATCATTTGCATTATCAGATACCCTACCTAATTGTCTTGGTAATATATCGTCACCTTCAAATAAGAACCCAACATCATCAATATTAGCACCATTAGCTACATTTGTTAATCTGAAATATACGGGTTTCGTAACATCTCCATTTTCATATGCATATACAGTTGCAGATGATCGTACAAAATCAGAATCACTGTAGTTTGATGATATGCCAGTTACTCCAAAAAATTGATTTGATGATTTATTTGTATAAGTTGCGATACCAACAGTTAATCCAGCACCAACATAAACAGATCCAGACTCAGGAAATCCTAAAGTAGAATCAACTGTAATTACAGTTGAACCAATACCAACTGCATTTATCAAAGATGAAGAACCAGTTGGATAAAATTCACCAACAGTAGATCCTTGACTCAGGCTTATTATGTAATAATGTCTACCTTCTCTCGGAAAATACTGTGTATTAAAAATAGATCCACTAGTTGCGGTATTATCAGTCTGGAATAACGTCTGACCAACTACATTATCAGCATTTCCACTAAGACGTTCTGCTATTAAATCATGAGTTTTTACATAATCTGCATCTGAAGGTGCAAATAAGTACTCAATTGGTTTAATTACTTCAGCTGTAGAGTTAAAAAGTACACCAAATAATATTTTTATCGCTTCATCAGTACCTTTTGTTGAATAAAAATCTTTAGCTTGACGTAAAAAATTAGCTTTATCTACACTATCATGTAATTTTCTATCTTCAAAACCAGGCAAGAATAATTTTTTAGTTTTTTGCCAAAATTCTTGTAAAAATAAGTTACTTAAATTAATAACTTTAGTATTATTTTCATGTTTACTAGAACTAGTATTGGAAAATATTAGTGTTTCGGGATTATTTGGATCTTTTAAATTATCTACACCACAAAAACCACGTACACAGCCTGTAAATGATGTTGCAGTTTTACCAGTATATGTAATTATTTCATTATCAATCTTCAAAAGTCCATAATCTGCAGGCCAACCTTCAGTTGAACTTACATTTATAGTTGCATCATATGAATTAACAAGACTAGTACATGTAGAAAACCCTATTAAATTACTAGTTTCACTATAAGTTTCAGATTTCTGATACTCATTAAAATTAGTAATAATATCAATAGAACCACCCTGATTCTCTTGACTAATATAATATTGTTTTAAAAAATCTACAAATAAAGGATTATCCTCAACTACAAATGAAGGTAGTTGACTTTTTACAAGTTTATTGATCTGTACTTTTTTAGCGGCTGTATCGATACCCATTATTAGGATTAATAGCTAACGTCTGTTGATGTAGATAATATATCTTTAGTAGAAGTGTATCTACTAGAAGTGGGAGCGGAATCCGTCTTCCTTATGTAGTCGCCATCTGAGAAACTAGATGTAGAGATGAAATTAGCACCTGATGAGTCTGCACCAGTGGAAATAGTATCTTCAACGCAACCAATATTACTATCTGGTATAGAAAGTTGAACATATAGATCCTTTAATCCAATAATATCATTAGATTCTGGAATTGCCTCTATCTCAATGATATTATCAGCCTTAACTGTTGATAAGATCCGTATTGTATCTATAAGAATTTCACCAATATCATATTTAACAATACCTGCATTATTAACAACTTTTTCAACTTCACCTGTGTTTGATAATTTAAATATGAATAATTGACCTGTTTTATCATCAATATAAGAATCTGAAATGTAACACGTACCTAAAACACCATCAATAGTGAATCCAGTTGACTTAATATTATAACCTTCTCTGCGATTATGGAATCTATTACCATAACAAAGCTCATATTGTGCAAAATTATCAGTATCTACATCTAAATTACGTCTAATAATTATTTTTGTGATATTTGACGTAACTGCATTATTAGTTTCATCAATTATCTTAATTATTTTACTATATTTAAATCTACCACCAAATTTATTCAAATCTGCAGATTTTGAGTAAGTTTCAAGAGAATTTCTGATACTAGACTTCAAATTATTCACATCTCCAACAATATTTGAGTTATAATAGATTGTAGAGTCTAATTCAATGTACAAATACTTCAGATCGACAAATTCTTGTCTAATTCCTGCAACTGAATAGCTTTTTAACTTAGATGTAAGTTGTCTTTTGTCAAAATCAGAGATAAATCGTCCATTTTTGGGTTTTATTGACAAAAATACCTTTCCAAATTGTGGTGGATTAGAATCTTCACCTCCATATGCAATTACACTCTCTGCATTAGGGAAAATTGTCGGAATTATTGCTTCATAATCATTAGTTGTGACTGCACGGTGTTGTGCCGAGTAAATTCTAGTCGCTAAATTCCTAACAGTGTCCAAACTTTCAATATTTGCACCATTTCGAGCGGGTTCATTGGTAATTATGTCAGAAATACCCGTTGTAATGAGTCCTCCATCATTATCTAACAGTTTTCCAGCGAAAGAAAACGCAGAAACACCGTTTCCACCAGGCCCATCAGATACAATATAGGTTGCACTAACAGCATTACCACTACTTAACTTCTTACCAAGCACTCCATCACCAAAAAGTATCTCATATTTCTCATCTTGGACTTCCTGTAACAAATATGTCTCAGAAAATGTCGTAATTCCTACAATATTATCAATTTGTGAGTAAACTGTCTGTGAAGTGGAGGTTGATGTGTCCTTTACATTGACTCTTAGAGTCGAAGTATCAACATATGCGTTAGGAATAATGAATTTTTGGTTAGGTTGAGCAGTATCTACAATAAATTGTTTCGTTAAGTAGGTTCCTTGCTTAATATCAATAGTAAATTGTGCAAATCCATCGTTTACAGGTGATATAATGTCCTCTGGCACACAGAAAGTATAGTTAGTATTCTCAAAATCACCCAATGCAAACAGTCCAGCCTTAAGTGTTACGCTTGATCTAGTGGTTCCAGACCCTAAATCAACAGTAAAAGTGACATTTGCAGTTGCAGCTGATCTAGAAGAGGGTACATAACCAACATTTCTTGCTAATGCAACTACATTTTCTCTCAAAGTTGCACTATCAATGAACGCCTCATTGGCGACCATGTTAGTATTATAGGCTGTAGTATAGGTATTATACGCTAAAGTGTCTATTAATATGGATAAATTCGATCCTTCAAAGTCAAAATCAGTGAAATCTGAGTTGGCACGTAAATATTCACGCAAAGAAACCTTAATCTCCTCAAAATCTAGGTTAGTATATTGTGTAAATGCCATTATTCTCTAGTTGGTTGAAGGATAAATGTAATTTCTTGTGGATTTGCCTCTTGTCCGATGATACTATAACTAACACTAACCTCTAAATTGTTAGTATCAGGTGGATGAACACAATTAACTGCAGTTAATGCAACTCTAGGTTCAAAATTATTGATTGTGGTCTCAATTTGAGTCTTTAATGTAACCAATACAGTATTATCAGCCTGTTCAAATAGACTATTTTTCACACTAGAACCTATCAGAGGGTTAAAAAACCTCTCTTCATTAATAGTTTCGATTAAATTTCTGACAGATCTCTTAATTGCATTCTCATTTGTAAGAGAAATTATGTCATTAGTGACAGGATGTTTCTTAAAAGACAGTGAAATGTCCTTAAATGCACGTGATTGTCTTTGTGATACTATGGGCATAGTATGCCAGTACAATATTACTCAATATATTTATACTACTTTATAAAAAGTATACTTAAGAAAGAGTTCTTCCTCAGGCTTAATAGCTCTAATAGTTCGTATATAATATTTATTATTTATTAAGTATTTTTCACAGTTAGGATTTTCGCTATGATTGATGAAGCCACCCAATGGTGTTCTTATTATTTCTTCATCAATTAAAACGTGTGATAGACCTAATTCTGTGTTAGTAGATAATTCCTTTTTGGTAAACAGTCCTTGGCCTGCAATAGGACTCTTTCCAACGAAAAGACCATCATATAGTGCTTGATACATTACTGACTCCAATCCTTATATGGTGGTTCTGGTTCATTAATACGATGCTTAAAGTGTTCTGTGTCAAAATAAGAAACGCCTGGTGGAGTAGGGTCATCGTAATTCATTCTTAACTTTCTCTTATATTCTCTTTCGTCTAATACTTCATTAATAAGTATCTTCATTTCTTTGACATACTCAGGAGTAAATAACCTACGAGGATGAATCTCCATAGGTTTATATTCTTGTGGTTTTGATTTACCTTTGTAATTAGGATCAACAGGGCCACTCATCCCCTGAGTGTCAATCTTACTCATTTCTTTCTCCTTGGTACTTGTATTGTCCATGATGGTGATACTAAATCAACCATCTCAAACTCTTTTTTATTCTTTTCTATCTGATTCAGGTATGCTTCACGACCAGGCTCAGGTTGGATCTCACCATAATGAGTCTCCTTGATGTCTA